TGACAGGTGGGCTTTTAGGCGTTCCTGTTGCTCGTACTGCTGGCGTTGTGCCAATTGCGCTCGTTCCTGACGAACCGCAGCGAGTTGCTTCTCGCGCTCCACTTGCTCTGCCATTTTCACGGCGTAGCCAATGGGATCGGTCTCTTTCAGTTCGGCCAGATTCTCCTGCGGACTCTGTGTGAGCATCTGCTCGATCACTTGGAGTCGTTGGGCGTATTGGTCACGCAATCTCGCGGCTTCTGCTACCTTGGCTTTTTCAGCCTCGATTGCCTTGCGCTGTTCTGCAAGAGCCTGAGTCTTTTTTGTGTAATCCGATGTGCGGGAATAGCCTTTAATGAGTTCGTCAACGTCAACCTCTAGTTCCTCGTTGTCAACTTTAACGCGGTACTTAGGGGTTTGTTGAGGTTCCTCGTAGGATTCCTCTGCTTGCTCGTCGTATCCCTCGGCTTCGTACTCAGTTTCCTGAGCCTCTGCTTGCGGTTCCTCTGGTTGGCCTTGCGGCTCCTGCGGTTCCATCATTCCGAGAAATGCGCCAGCGGCATCTCTTACTGTCTTAACACTTCCTTGCGGATTGGTGTCGTCCATTGTGACCTCTTAGGTTGTTAAAAAATCTTCCACCGCTTTGCCTTGACTTCGCTGCTTGCGGCTATGGACTCCAATGAAGCGATAAACTCGTCTAATCCCCGCAGTTTTTGCAGGGATCGTTCACGGACATCTACCGCATCCTCATCAGAGTTCAGGACGTTGTTAATATACAACTCTCGTTGCTTTTTTACAACATCCTTAAAAAAGTCGTCGTTAAGTAGGGTCGTGGCCCTGATGTGTGGGTTTTCGATCATCCTGGCTGTCTAGTGATTACGTCTGCGTCTCCGGCTGCTGCCGCGTCATCTGCCGCCTTCTGCGCGGGAGTTGGTGTGGGTCTCCATGTGCCATCCGGACCAACAATGCCTGGATCAAACGCTCCTGGCTGAAACACCACGCGGGGCGCAAACACCTCTGGAATACCGAACTGGAACCCAGTCTGCGTCATAGGCGTGTAGCCAGAGACGCCAGAGCGGAATGTTGGGTAGCCAGGGCCAAACGGTAGATAACCAGGCTCAAAACCACGCTCAGAGTAGAACCCTGACTGTAGCGGCGTGGCAAAGAAGTTAAGCCCACCGTAACGCATCATTTCCGGCTGAGATGGAACGTTTGGAGTTGTTGTGTTTGTTACTGTTGGGGTTACTGTTGGTGTTGTAACTGTTGGTGTCACAACGGGAGTAACCGTTGATGTGCTGTCTGTCGGGGTAAAAACTCTTGTGGTTGTATCGAAAACAGGGTCATAAATAACAGTTTGTCCTGGGCCTACAGGCATATCTGGAGTAGCAGTATTGTCAGCGCCACTCAGCAATCCACCCGCGCCCATATCTACAACACCATCACCCATCCCAGTACCTGTCCCAGTACCCATACCAGTTCCGGTCATGCCTGTACCAGTAGTCCCCGTAGTTCCGGTGGTTCCTGTAGTCCCTGTGCTAGCACCAGGCTCAGAACCAGTCATGCCTGTGGTTCCTGTTGGGGTATTGCCAAGCAAGCCAGACGAACCAGTCGTTAGGCCACCAGTTTGGTCGGTTTCAGCATCTTCTGTTGCCACGCCTGTGGTCGCAACAGTACCCATCGTCTGCTCACCAACACCAGCCGTTGGCTCTCCACCAATAAAATACTGGTAGATCGGCTCGCCAGTAGGCGTGTAGCCAATGATCTGGCCACGCTGTTGCTGAAGCAATAATTGGCGTGCGTATTCAGCGGCTAGATCTGGGCCAATGTCACGCTGGCCTACGACCTCAATCGTCTGACCACCGCCAGCACCTTCGTCATACATTGTAAAGTTGCGGAACTGGTTGTTAAACGCGTCGCCCATTCCGTCGTCGTACAGATTACCGTCTGCGCCTAAGAAAATCATAATTGTCCCATCCCAATCTGACGGCCAACCTTAGCGGCCTCTAGTCCTGATTCCACAGCGAACTCCTGCCGTTTCAGTTGCAGGTCTGCCGCTGCCTTCTCACGCATGATTTGAATGTCTGCCTCTGCCTTGGCCATCTTCGCCTGAATGTCGGCCTCGGCCTTCATCATCATTGCCTGAACCTGAGCCTGTGTCTGGGCCATAATTGCCTGAGCCATCGGGTCTTGCTGTGGCTGTTGCGGTTGCGGGTTGGAGAGCATCTGGTCAATCTCAGGCGTGATCTCACGGAAGAACTCTGTGGAGTCCTTGAACCCTGCGGCCTCAATCATGCGGCCAAGCGTCTGACGGTACTGACCGACGGACACCAGCGGGTTGGCAGGGCCGAACTGCTGGAGGATCTGCTCTTGCTTGTCCATAATCATGGCGAGCATACCCATCTGCTGCTCTTTGCTTCCGGTTCCCAGACCGACATTGATGGACACGTCGTACTCGTTAGACCACTCACGGGGGTCAATCGGCACGAACTTGCCACGCAGACGGATGATGCGCTCTTTGTCCTGGTACTTGCAGACAAGGTGCAGGATGTTGCGGAACAGGTCTTTTACGCCTGTCTCAGCAAAAATACGGGCGATCAGTTCGATACGAGCCGCGCCAGCGTTCTGCATCATCGCCACAGCGGTTGCCGTGGTGTTTTGCAGGATATTGGGATCTAAGCCCTTAGAAGCGTCTGTAACTCCTGTGCGTTTGGCCTGAACCTGATCCATGTAATCGAGCATCGGAAAGGCTTGGCCAGCCACCATAGGGACTGCAAGAGGCTGAACTGCGTTAGGGTTCTTGACTCGCACAACCCCGCCAGGAGTTACGGTCAACATATCGTCTAAGTTTACCTGCCCGTCTACGACCATCATCCGAGCGTTGTTGGACAGGTACAGGTTATCCAGAATCTGACGTGTGATCGTGGTCTTAATCAGTTGCAGGTCAGTTACACGGTCAGCAAGGCTGTGGCCGTAGAACTTGTGAGGCATGGGGATTGGGCAGATGGAGCAAAAAGGAACATAGTCTGCTTCCTCGTTATCCAGGATCTCATGCCCTGCGTAGACGATGCGGCGCAACTCAGCAATTCCGTCACCGTCGTAGTCAACCTTCATGTAAGCCTCGTAAACCTCAACCTCTTGCATGGCAGGGTCAAGGCTAGGATCGTCAGGCTGCTCGCCATTAGAGAACCGAGCCACGCGCTCTGTCGTGTACTCTAGGTCGTTATAGGTCGGCAGGTCAGCGATCACATCCTTGTCAAACCCCATCGCCACCAGTTCGGAACGGGTAGCCAGACGACGGTGAGCGCAGAACGGGCTTTCGTGCAGAAGGCGTGTTTTCTTGCTGACGATGAACTCTTCAGGCGCAAGGTTCTCAATGACCACGCGACCCTTCTTGTCAATCTTCTTGATCTTGACGTTGTAAGCGAACACGGGGACGGGCATCTGCGTCATCGGGTCAGGGATCTCACCGACCAGAATTTCCTCTTGGCTGACGATCTCGTACTGGCCGTCAGACAAAAGCATGGTCAGTTCGTCCGAGGACAGGTTCTCGTAAGACTCTGTGTTCACCTCGGTCATATCTTCCCACCAGACCTTGATGATGCCGTTCTTGTAGGTCAGAGCGTCCTTGAACCAGTCGTGAAAGATGGTCACGCCAGGGTTCTCGTTCATCAGAATCCAGTTGCAGTACTCGGTGGCTTGCTTGGCCTTCTCCTCGTCGCCTGGGCCTTTTGGCTCAAAGCGAGCAACCTCGTCGGATTGCGTGAAGATGCGGAGCAATTGGGGGAGCGCACCGTCTATAGCCTCTGCCACCTCGCCTGTGACGATCTGAGAGCGTCCCTCTACTTCGTTACCGTACGGATCACGGTTATAAGCCTTGATCGCTTGGCGACGCTGCTCTGTGGTTTCGGTGTCCAGATAGCCGAGAGCGTTGTCGATCTCGTTATCTAGCATCCCCTTCAGGGTGATTTCGGTCATTTTCATGCTTATACGATCCACTTAGTTGATACGTTTACGGGCTTGCCCCAGTCGCTAGTAGTGTTGAGACCTACCGCAAGATACCTGAAAGCATCGCTAGCGTGTGAACTCCAATCATGCAACGGCTTGTCATAAAAGACATTCCGCTTCTCGTCATACTCTCGACGGTAATTCTTTAGCGCGTCAAGTCCTTGTTTCGTCCTTGGGTGAAACCAGCAAAACGGGAGGAGTCGTCGAACTGCTTGAATCCCATCATCGACAGATATGCGCGGACAAACTTGAATGTTGAGTCCAAGATCCTGTAAAGCCTCTTTTCGACTCTTACCTGTTCCCAGTTCTCTAACTTCGACATCGTGGGGGAGGATGTGTTCTGCTTGGGCGTACCCGTTCTCTTTGATCCATCTAACATAGTTGTCCAGCCCTACTCCGTGGTTCTCGTAGAAGTTCACCAGACGCTTTTCTTGACCAGCAACCTGGCAAACCCAGATCGCCGTAGAATCGCCCACACCCAAGTCCCAAGCGGTGTAAGTCTTACACAGAGAATCTTCGGGGAACTCTTGGAAGCGGTTGGTAGGAAGTGTTTGGATGATCCCTGCGTAGTACGCACCCTCAACGGGGGCATCGAAGGAACATTCAAACTCTTGCTTGTACTTGCTCTCACCCATTTCCAGACGGGCCGCGTCGAGTTCCGTCTGCGGAAGTATTCCCGTCTCGCTTGCCCTAAACTCAAACAGCCTCCAGCCAGGTTCTTTGTCTGCTCTGTCTCGCAGATCCTTGAAATGGTTTGCGCCCTTTGGCGTTCCGATGAACAGCGCCCATGTAGGCTCTTCTGGCGTATGTCGGTCAACCAGCGCAGGACGTAGTACCTCGTTCCACACCTTTGGATTCATGTCTCCGATTTCGTCCAACACTACCCCGTCCAAATAGATCCCACGCAAACTATCTGGGGAATCGGCTCCGTAGAGGCTGATCCTGCGTCCGTAGAAGTCCACCCGCAGTTCGCTGATGTTCACCGTTGGATTGGCGGGTCTTGTGTACTCCACAAGGTAGTCAAAGGCGATTCTCTTGCTTTGCGTGTAAGTCGGGGCTATGTAGGCATAGCGTGGGTTTGGCTTCTTGCACCGTAACGCCTCACGAATGAGATGATTTATGGCGGCCACAGACTTGCCAAAGCGTCGATGGCATACAGCCACAACAAAGCGGCTTTCCTCTAGCGCGTCGTGTATCTGTAACTGCTGCGGACGCGGCTTATAAGGAATCGTGCGTTCTGTTTCTACTTCATCCATCCGAATCGGATCTCTACTGGGCTTTCAGAATCACCGGAGACCTTCTGCTCTATCGGAGCCAGACGGCCATACATTTTGTAGAACTCGGTCTTGTTCTTGGGATCTTCTATTGCCCATTCCAACATACCTTGAGTCCCACCTAGAGATTCAAAAACCTCAATGATGTCCTCTTTGACCTTGCGAGGGATCTTGTTCGTAGACCCCTTTGGTCTGCCAGCGCCAGCCCGTAGGCCACCGTGGGTTGATTTTTCTTCTTCTAAATTATCAAGTTCCATATCCGAATCCTTGTAGGTTGTTCGGTAAGTTACAAACTAGCCAGTCTTGTTAGTTTTCGCTAACAAAACAAGCCTAGCAAATTCCTCTAGTTGCTCTCTAAGATCTCCGTCTGGATCAAATCTGTCGTAAATGTTTCCATTAAGTCCGACATAAAACCCTGCTTTCTCTGCAAGTTCGTAAAATGTATCGTCATCAAAGATTGCATTGCTCTGCATAACCAAATCCTCCTCTAGGTTGTTCGGGTGTTGCTTTTTAGAGACAATTTACTTCTTAAACTTTGCTACCAGGTTCTTAAAGAATAATTTTACATCACTTACAAAAGCATTGAATTTGTCTTTGAATTTCATTTCTTAACCTTCCTTTGGCTTGTAGCGGTCTTTGAGCCTTTGCCCGAGGGCTTTGAGTTCTCGGAGGTCTTCTTGGTTTTTCGGGACTTTGGCTGCCCAACGCTTGAATTGCATTGCTGCCGGAGTAGGCGCTCCGTTCTTGTCTCGCAGAGGGTGTCCAGCAGAGAGTGCTTGGGCGGCTTTGCGGTAGATGAACTTGGCTCTGTCGTACTGGTCGGACTTGCTTGCGCCTTTCGTCGTCCGAACAGGTGCGCGAACATCTCCACCAGCCCGATTATGAGCGGCCATTTTTTCGGTTGTGCGTTTGTCATACTGTTCAAACCTTTTCGCTGCGTCTTTGATCTTCATATCCGATTACATACCCTCTGTTAGACCGCAGATAGATCTTATGTAACTTGATCTCGTCTACGGCTCGGCATATCCCTGGGAACTGACTAGGTGTGTAGTCATCGAACACCACGACCTTCGGGCCTATCAGTTTCGCATACTCGGCTTTTACATCCTCGTAAGTATGCGCTCCGTCTAGGAAGGCAAAGTCGCACTCCTGAGTCTGTAAGGTTGTCTTTGTGTTGCCAGTTACAAACGTAATCATGCTGGTGTCCCACGGAGCCAGCAACTCTGCCCTAGACTTCTGACCTTCGTGGTCGTCTATGCAGTTCCAGTACATCTTGGTGTCATGGGGAAGTATGTCGTGCGTGACGATGGCTCCCGTCTTGCCAGAATCTTTGATCGCCTTTGCCATACATAGCGCCGAGAAGCCTCGCGCC